ATGAGCAGCAACTACGAAGTCCTCACGGCTTCGCCGGAGGCGCTGGGGAATTTCCTGGCCTCCCTCCCCGTAGCCAACAGCCCATGGGACGAATGCTTCAGCCAGACCTTCTGCTCATCCTGCGAGCGGGAGGACTGCGACGCCGACGGATGCCCACACCAGGACAAGCGGAACAACCCCACCTGGTGGCTGGCCCAGGAAGCCAGAGGGGGCCGGACGCATGGATAACGAGCAGATGATCCTCCAGGCCATCGCCCAGCTGGCCGACACCGTCACAAAGGGATTCCAGGACATGGAGGGCCGCTTCGAGGGGATCGAAAGCCGCCTGGACGGCCAGGAGCGGAAGCTCCGCCGGACAGCAGTGCGGCAACAACTGCAGGACAGCCAAATCGAGGAATTGAGCAAGATCGTCCAGGGCATGGCGGAGAACGCCCCCCTTCGGAGCTGGGGCGGCAGCGCCGCCATTTGCAAGGAAGATGCCTACCAGAGCTTCGAGGAAATCGGAGTCGGCAGGCGCATCGCCATGAGGGCGCTGGAAAAGGCCGGAGCCATCCGGGCCGACAAAAACAGCAGGCGGACAAAGGTGATCCGGCTGGACGGGAAGTGCCAGCGAGTCATCATCGTCGAGATGGGCGGTGACCCATGAAGCAGCTAAAGCGCCTGACCCGGAAGCAGAAGATTCTGCTGAGCAGCAAGGGCCTCCATCCCGGCAGTTACCTCCTGGTGATGGAGACAGAGACCGGCCTGATTGTCTGCGACAAATCCACCGGCACCTGGGTACGGGTGCCGAAAGACTGAATGCAGGAGAGAAAGCGAGGAACCGGCATGGACTGGGAATTCATCGAAAAAGAAATTGAACAGGAAGCACTCGAAGCAGCCCAGGCGGCTCGGCGGCGCATCTCTGAACGGAGAGCGGCTCGCCGGAAGCGCCAGCGCCGCAGACGGATCGCGCAGGCAGCTGCCGTCGGAGCGGTGGCCGCTTTCGCCATCGGCATGGCGGTCACGAGTGCGGCCACCCAGGGGAGCCGGACGCCTGCGCTTTCGGCTCCCTTACCATCCCCGGAGATTTTCACCCCGGCCCCGACCATTAGCAGCTACATAGAGCCGACCGCCACGCCGGAGGCCACGGCCACCGCGAAGCTCCTGGAGAGCGTCCCGCTGGACGCGGAGACCCAGGCCGCAATCCTTGAGCTTTGCGGCGGAGACCGGGACACCTTCTGTGCCGTCATGGCCATCGCCTGGGTGGAGAGCAGATTTGACACCGAAGCGGTAGGCGACAACGGCGTGAGCATCGGCATGATGCAGGTCAACACCCGCTGGCACACGGGCCGCATGGAGGCCCTCGGCGTCACCGACCTGACAGATCCGGTGCAGTGCGCCGCCGTTGCCCTGGACTACCTCCGGGAGCTTTCGGAGGGCTACGGCTTCGGCTGGATCACCGACCACAGCCTCTACATGGCCTACAACATGGGGCCGGGGAACGCCAGGATCGCCATCGACAGCGGGACGGCCTCCAGCGGGTACCCCCACCTGAAGGTGGCGGTGATCAACTATGAGAGCACCTGGAGAGAGGAAATATTCGACGCCCTCCTGGACTTCGACGCAGACCTGGTCATCGCTGATGAGAGCCAGCGCATCAAATCCCACGACGCAGCCCAGAGCAAGGCCATGCACCAGCTGGGGGACAAGGCCCGGTACAAGCTCATCCTCTCCGGCACCCCGGTACAGAACGAAGCCGTAGACCTCTGGAGCCAATACCGGTTTTTAGACCCTACCATCTTCGGGACGAACTTCTATGCCTTCCGCAGCCGTTACTGTGAGATGGGCGGCTTCAACCGCAAGCAGATCGTCCAGTACAGAGACCTGGACACCCTCATCCGAAAAGAACACAGCATCGCCTACCGCGTGACCAAAGAGGAAGCCCTCGACCTGCCGGAGCAGACCTTCGAGAGCCGCTACATCACACTGAGCCGCTCGGAGCGCAACCTTTACGACCGGCTCCGGCGGGACAGTTATGCAGAGCTGGCAGACGGCGGCACCATCACCGCCACCACAGTGCTGACGAAGCTCCTGCGCCTACAGCAGTTCACCGGCGGCTTCCTGGTGGAGGATGACGCCATCCAGCCGAAGCTGGTCAGTCGGGGGAAGCTGGACGCCCTGGAGGACATCCTCCAAGACTACGTGGTCGAGGGCAAAAAGAAGCTGGTAATATTCGCCCGGTTCATCCCAGAGATTCACGAGATCGAGGCTCTGTGCGAAAAGACGCTCCGCTCCGCCGGAATGAAAGCCGTGGCCATCTACGGCGACATCAAAAAAGAGGATCGCGGAGACATCGTCCAGCAGTTCCAGACCGACCCGAAGACCACGGTCTTCATCGGCCAGATCGACACCGCCGGTACCGGCATCACCCTGACAGCGGCAGACACCTGCATTTTTTACAGCGTCAACTTCAACTTCGCCACCTATAGCCAGAGCTTGAGCCGGATACACCGCATCGGCCAGCACCACCCATGCACCTACATCCACCTGCTGGCAGAGAAGACCATCGACGAAACGGTGCTCCAGGCCCTGCAGAAAAAAGAGGATCTCGCCAAAACCGTGGTCGACGATTGGAGGCAGCTATTCAGCGAGGGGGGATGAACAATGCCAAAAGAAAAAAAGACCCCAACCACCTGCACCCTGGGCATCCACCCCGGAGATCGGAACGGAAAGTGCCCAGACCCGTCGGCCTGCGCCCACTGCGGGTGGCACCCGGAGGAAGCACGGGCCAGGGCCTGGGCGATCCGGGCCATTGGCCTGGAGACCGGCCCGGACGGCCTCCAGCGGCTGGTGCTCCGCAGGAAATGAGCGGCAGTGGGTGCGCCGGGTGCCGCTGGCGACCAGGCGGGAAAGAAGCACGGCACCAGAAATGTGCCTGCTGCCGCCGGAACAGCCACATGAAGGACAACTACGAAAGGGAGGATACTCATGGAGGAACGGAAGCTGTGCCCGTTCAAGAGAACGGTTGACCGGGAGACCAATGGCTTCACAGGAAAGCAGACCATGCATGAGCGATTCGAGGTCTGCGCCGGATCGCGGTGCATGGCCTACTCCAAAGGCAAGTGCCTGCGCCTGAAGATGATGGAGCAGCCCATGGAGCGCAGGCGGTGAGCTTCGACTCCAAACACCAGACTGACAGCCCGTCAGGGCTTCAGAATAAAGCGAAAGGAATGAACGGCAATGAGAACCCTGCTCGACATGGTCAAGGAATACCAGACCCTCCTGGAGCGAAAGGATGAGCTGGCCACCTTGACCAAAGAAAACACCGCCGCCATCGAGGCGGCAAAGCTGGAGATCACCCAACAGATGATCGACGATGACTGCCCCCGGATCTCCACCGGCGGCTACACCTTCACCCTCCAGAGCAAGACCGCCTACAGCAAGCGGTCGGAGGCAGAGATGGCAGAGACCGGAGCCGACTTCTTCGGCACCTTGCGGGAAGAAGGTCTCGGAGACATCATCGTGGAGACGGTCAACGCCAGGACGCTCCAATCCACCATGAGCGCCTACGTGGAGGAACACGGGGAGCTTTCGGAGGCCCTGGAGGCGGTCATCAAGACCTACGATTACAACGACGTGGCACGGAGAAAGGAGACGCGGCGGAAATGAGTGCTGAGAACATGGCGACTGTGGATCTGATTTTGAACAAGAAAACGGAATCCTACGGATTCGAGAAAAACGACTTCGTGGCCCCGTCTGAAATCACCGTAACTATCACACTGGGAGAATACCGCTCCCTGATCACCAAGGCGGCAACCGCGGATGAGGCCATCCGCAAGGCGGAGGCGGACAAGTACTCCAGGGATGCCGACAACAAGAGGCTGAAGGAAATGGTGGAGGCACTCAGGGCAGAATTGTACGATTTGCAGAAAAGGGCCGAAAAGGAAGGAGCCGAATAACCATGCGAGAAGAATATGAGCAGATGGAGCTGGACACCCGGAGGCAGCTCGATAAGGCCATCGCCCAGCTGACGGAGGACACCGTCAAGACCGCCGGGGAGATGATCACCGCCTGCGGTGAGGCACCCACCGCCGTCCGAAACCGCCATGAGGCCTTCGGCATTGCGGCAGAGCGGCTGGCCAAAATCAAAAAGGCCGTCAAGGCCATCGATGGGGACACGTCCATCCTGCTGGGGACGCTCCCCGACGCCAACTACCCCGCCATCGAGGCCGTCTCCAGTATTTGCAACAGCACCCTGGAGGCAGCCGCCACCATGATCGAGGCGGCAGCGGAGATGCGCCGTACCCTGCGCGATCTCTACGAGGCGGAGAACTCCGCCCGGAGCGAGGAAGTGACCCCCATGGAGGAATGGGCCAGCGCCGCCCAGTTCCAGGACGCAGACCCCACCGACAACACTGAAACGGAGGATGAATGAGCATGGCCACGAAAAAGAATGAAACCGCCCTGGCGGTCGCTGACAACTTCCAGCTGATGAACCGGTACGAGGGCATCGACCCGGAGCTTCTGGCGGAGCTGCAGGATGAGATGGATGACCTCGACCCCGAAAGCGGCATCACCTGCCTGAAGATCAAGATCCCCTCTGGCGGAGGCCTCGCCTACGAGGTGCAGACCGATGAGGAAGACGATGCCGAATACATGAAGCAGATCGACGGCGTGGTGATCTTCACCCACCGGGCCAACGGCTTCTGGCCGGGGGCCTACGGCTCCGGGGAGGATCAGAACCAGCCCCCCGCCTGCGCCAGCATGGACGGTAAGACCGCCATCTGGACGGACACCGGAGAGCTGCGCTCCTGCGAGGGATGCCCCTACAATGAGTACGGCTCCGGGGCCGACCAGACCGGAAAGCAGGGCCGGGGTAAGGCCTGCAAAAATATGCGCCGCCTCTACCTGATGATGAGCGGAGACCCGAACCTTTACCTCCTGACGGTTCCGCCCACCTCCATCAAGGACGTCAACCGGCAACTGGCAAAAATCCTGGCCGGAGGCGTCCCCTACACCGGCATGATCCTGCGCTTCACTCTGGAGAAAGCCACCAATGCCAATGGCGTCGCCTACAGCAAGGTGGTCATCAAAAAGGGCGGCATTCTCCCCGCAGCCATCGCTGCCCAGGCCATCGCCCTGCGCCGCCAGGTGAAGGAGCAGTACCAGAGCGTGGCCATCACCCTGGACGATTACACACCGGCCACAGAGCAGGCCCAGCCCCGCACCGCCAAGGGCGGCGTGGACGTATCCCCCATGAGCGATGAGGAATGGGAGGCCCTCACTGGGGAGAAGACCTCCGACGCCAACGCCCCCCAGTTCCAGGACGCCCCGGCCACCGGCGGCGATCCCGTCCTCCCCTTCGACTAAGAGCGCCGGGGAGGGTGCTGTCCACCCGGCACCCTCCCCCTCCCCATGGAAAACTCCATGAAACTACAAGCAAAGGACAGGCGGTGATTTAATGGCATCTTTGGACAGTGTAAACCTCGACCAAGTCGTGGACTACCGAGCGGAATACACCGCCGTCATTCAGAAATACAAGATCACAGGGGACAACCTGGTCGGACTCTGCCCATTCCACCAGGACAGGAACGACAGCTTCAGCGTTGACCTGAAGACCGGGAAGTGGCACTGCTTTGCAGAGGATGAGGGCGGGAACTTCGTCACCTTCTGGGCGAAGTACCAGGGCATCGACACGAAAGAGGCCTACAAGGAAATCCTGGCCCGGTACGGCATCACCCCGGAGCATGAGCGGCAGGCCCAGCAGACCAACGCCAGCGGCCTCGGCTCCTACACCTTGGAGCGGTACAGCTTCGACAAGCGCCTCCCGGCAGACTTCCTCCGAGACACCTGCAGGGTGGACACGGGGAGAGACCGGGACGGCACCGAATACCTGCGGATGCCCTATTACTTCGAGGACGGCAAAGAAGCCGCCATTCGGAAGCGGTACGCGAAAAAGGAGTTTCGCTGGATGCGGGGCAGCAAGGGGAAGATACTACACAGTCGACGATAAAATGCCCCTCGGACACGGGGCCAAGAGCGCCATGATCATCAAGCAGTACACGGAGCTGACCACGGCGGAGATGTACGCCATCTGGTGGCACATGGGCTTCACCGGCAGCACCGGCACCGACACAGCGACGATCAGTCAGGCCATCGACAAGCACCCCCTCATCTGGGCACTGCACACCGCCGATATGATGGCCTCCCACTTCATGGAGGGGGAAAAGGGCAACCTGGAGGCCTTCGCCGACCCGGCCCCGGAGGCCGCAGGAGAGTGGGCGGACAACTCCGCCACAGAGAGTGCGGAGCCGGTATTCCAGGACGCCCCGCCCCTGGCCAGCGAGGGGGCATGACCCATGGGCACCCCGGTCGGAGCACACAAGGAAAGCTACTACCAGGCGAAGATCATCAAGTGGCTGCGGGAGGCATATCCGCAGGCCTTCATCTGGAAAGCCCAGCAGGGGCCATACAGCAGACAGGGCATCCCGGATATTTGCGCCATCATTGACGGCCACTTCTTCGGATTCGAGGTCAAGCGCCCGGAGGGCGGCGAGCTTTCGCCGGTTCAGGCCCAGACCATCAAGCAGATCAACGCCGCCGGAGGCACGGCCCTCGTGGTCAGCTTCCCGGCCCAGGCGCAGGAGGCGATAGAAAAATGGCAGAGGGAAAGCAGCAGAACCCGCTCCGGGACATGATCACCGCCCTCGGCTCGCTTTCGGAGATGGCCCACATTTTCTACACGGGCATGAAGGGAGCTGGAGCCTCGGAGCAGGAGGCCATCGCCGGAATGAACACCTTCATCGCCGCCATGTGGCACGAATCCATGGAGGACGCCAGGGAGAAAAGGAGACGCGATGAGCAAAAAGAAGCGGAGTAGAAGGGGGCCGTGGCCGCATGGCCGGGGCAGGACGCAGGGCAGCGGCGCAGAGGCGTCAAAGGCCTTCGCGGAGCTTGAGACCCTGCCCACCTTCGCCCTGGTGGTCACCATGAACGCGATTAACACAGCCCTCCGCCAGAGGGGGCAGGCGATCCGGGACTGGGATCAGCGGGACAAGGTCATCCAGAAATTCAGCGTCCTGGGCGGTAAGGTCTACGCCCTTGCACCGAGCAGCAGACCATCGGAGGTATCAACCAATGGCGACGGAGATGAAAAACCGGGAGGCTGAGCGCATCACGCTCAAGCTATACCTGACCCGCTTTTATAAAGCAAAAAAGAGGCAGGCGATCCTGACAGAGCGCCTGCGTCAGCTTTGCCGCGATTTTCGGAGCCATGAGGCGGCGGATATTTCAGAGGTCGAGAGCCGCATCGAAAAGCAGAGCAAAAAGACGGAGCGCATTATTCTGGAGATCATGGACGTCATCGACCTGCTGCCGGAGGAATCCACGGAGCGCATGATCCTGGAACTTCGGCACCTGGACTGCAAGCCCTGGAGCGAGATTCAGAGAACCGTCCATTTGACCCGCACCCCCTGCTATGACCATTACAACAGGGCCTTGGATTTTCTGCTTGACACCCAGGAAGTACAAGCCGCCCTCTCAAAATTCAGGGCTTTTTCCAACGGAAAAAACGGCGGCTTTTAGAGGGAAGACAAGAAAGTACACCAATAAAAAACCATGCGCTTGTGTGGCCTTGTACGGGGCCGTAGGGGGCATATCCAAAACACCACGCCGGGGGCTGATTCCAGGAATCGGCCCCCTATTTTCGTGGGGGAACAGGGGCAGGGCCACAGGGCAAGGGGCCAGAGCCGTGGGCAGCAGGCACACAGAAGCACGGGCCAGGGACACGCTGCAGCAGTGGCCCCCAGGGCACAGGGCAAAACAAGGCCTTAAGAAAAGTCAGGACTCAAAAGGACTTTTTGTTGTGTTAAGCTATGCGGAGGAAGACGAGCTGCTGGCCGATGTCCTCGACGAAATCTACGAGACCTTCATCATTTCGGCAGTCCTGGCCGGGGCGCTGAACATTCGGGACTTCTGGAGGGATAAGGATCGGTATTTTTCCCACTCCTTCACCAAACCCCCGAAGGACTGGATCGACCCCAGCAAAGAAACCGTGGCCACGAAGACGGCCCTGCAGACAGGCCAGAAGACCTTCAAGCAGATCGCCGCCGAAAACGGCCAGGACTGGAGAAAGCAGATCGATGACATCTGCGAGGTAATCAAATACGCCCGTGACGAACACGGAATCGACCTGGGAGGTGTAATCCTTGGACAGAAAAAGACAGACGGCCTCTATGCCGATGAGGAAGAGCCTCCGGCAACCGGCCAGGGTACCGCAGGCACCGTCCCCGCTTCCCTCCCTTCGGAGCCGGGAACTGGAGAGCAGCAGCCCGGAGGCGGCGAGGACGGCGGAGAAGACGAAGATGAATAACCTCCGCCGCTACGGCACACTGCAGCGAATGGACGGCGAGGGCAATGAGCGGAAGTTCATCCTGTCCTTCTCTTCGGAGCAGCCCGTGACGCGGTGGTTCGGAGTGGAAATCCTCGACCACAGCCCCGGAGCCGTTGACCTCACCCGGCTGAACGACATCGGGTGCCTACTCTTTAACCACAACAGGGACAGGGTGGTCGGAAAGATCAACCGGGCCTGGGTGGAGGAATACAGAGGGTACGCAGAGGTGGAATTCGACACCGACGCCGAATCCGAAGTCATCTACCAAAAGGTGCGGAGCGAGACCCTGAAGGGAGTCTCTGTTGGATACCGCATCGATTCACTGGAGGAAGTCCTGGCTGGGAAGACCAGCGCAGACGGCAGATTCACAGGGCCATGCGAAATTGCGAGGAAGTGGTGCCCCCTCGAAATTTCCATCGTCTCGGTACCGGCTGACGAAACGGTCGGCGTGGGCCGAGAGGCGGAGCAACCCGGAGAAATCCCGCTGGCCGTCTTCGAAAGCCAACTTCAAATCAATCTGAATAACAGCAGGAGGTAAATGCTATGAACAAGCAGCAGCAGAGAGCCGCCAAAATTGCTCGCCAGCAGCAGCTGGTGAACGCAGCCAAGGCGGCGAACCGCTCCCTCACCGCAGAGGAGCAGAGTGAATTTGACACTCTGCAGAGGGAGATCGACACCCTGACCGCCGAGATTGCCGCCGATGAGGCCCAGCAGCGGCAGGCCACTGGCACCACCCCGGAGGGCACTCCCGCACCGGAGGGCACCCCCACTGACGCCCAGAGAGCCGTCGAGGCAGAGCGCACCCGCATCACCGACATCACCGCCATGTGCCGGGACTTCGGCGTCGACCCGGCGGACTACATCTCCAACGGCACCACCGTGGATCAGGTCAGGGCGGCGATCCTCGAACAGCTCCGCACGAACCGCGCCCCCCTGTCCACCAGCGTCCAGGTGACCGGCTCCGGGGAGGATGAATTCCGCAGAGACGCCTCCGACGCTCTCCTGCTTCGGTGCTCCCGCGTGGCGGTGGAGAATCCCACACCCGGCGCACGTCAGCTGCAGGGCATGAGCCTGCGCGATCTGGGCATCGAATGCCTGATGCGGGACGGGCAGCACAACGCCAGCGCCCTGCTCCGCATGAGCGGCGATGACCTCTACGCGGAACTGAGCCGCCAGTTCTACAACCCCACCGCAGCCTTCCCCGCCATTCTGGATGAGACCATCCGCAAGAGCATCGTCTACCTGTACAACCATGTGCCTACCACCTTCCAGGCCTTCACCACCACCGGGAGCCTGAAGGACTTCAAGCAGACCGCAGACCACGAGTACGTCATCGGCGGCGTGGGCGACTTCCTGCTGGTGCCGGAGAACGGCGAACTCAAGGCCGACACGCCCAGAACCGACCGCCTGCCCCAGCGCAAGCTGGACACCTACGGGAAGCAGTTCAGCATGACCCGTCAGGCATTCATCAACGATGACATCGGCTTCCTGACCGAAGTTCCCGGCCTCTATGCCACGGCGGCGAAGAAGACCATCGACAAGCAGGTGTACAAGCTGCTCTTCGAGAACAAGGCCATCTTCGACGGCAAGAAGTTCTTCAGCGCGGATCACCGCAACCACATCACCACCGGCAGCAAGCCCTCCCAGGCCAGCATCCAGCAGATCATCCTGAAGATGCAGCAGCAGGTGGATCAGTTCGGGGAGGCCATCTACATCACCCCCCGAACCATCGTGGTGCCCGTGGGCTACGAGTTCGACCTGGCCGTCATTCTTCACTCCACCCAGGTGACCGGCTCCAGCAACAACGACATCAACCCGCTGTACAACTACCCCCTGCAGATCGTCCAGTCTCCCGTGCTGAATGCCCTGGCAGGCACCGGGGCCTGCCCCTGGTTCATGGTGGCCAGCAGCGACAGCGCCCGTGGTATCCAGGTGGACTACCTGAACGGCCAGGAGACCCCCACCGTCCGCCGCATGGAGGTACCCGGCACCCTGGGCTTCGTCTGGGATATGTACCTCGACTGGGGCATCAGCGTCCGCGACTTCCGTGGCATTGCCCGGAACGACGGTGAAGCCCTGCCCACCGTTTAATCGGAGAAAGGAGCGATAGAACATGGCTACCAGCAACGCCACCTACGTCCAGCGCGGTGAGGCACTGGACTACACCAACAGCACGGAGGCCGTCATCCCCGCCGGTTCCGTGGTCAGCCTGACCACCCGCATCGGCGTGGCCGGGACGAACATCGACCCCGGAGCCGTCGGCTCCATCCATGTGGTCGGCGTCTTCTCTATGGACAAGACCGACAGCGAGGAAGTGGCGATGGGCGATGCCCTCTACTTCGACACCGCCACCGGCAAGATCACTAAGACCGGCACCAGCGCCACGCCTCCCGCCGGTTACGCCGCCGCCCCCTCCGCCGCAGCGGAGACCACCGTCCTGGTCAACATCGGCCATCCCCCGGCCCCCGTCGCAGCCGCAGGATAATCCCCCATGGACGAGAGCGAGGGCAAGCGCCTCCTGCTGGCACAGGCCTACATCGAGGCCGATGGCGGTCTGACCCTCTACCGCCCCGGAGACCTCCTGCCCTCGGACAGCCCAGATGCGGAGGCCTGGGTGGAGGCTGGGAGCGCCATCTGGGTAGACGCAGACTACCAGCCCCCTACCTATGCACGGGCCAAACCGGCGACCGCTCCGGCTGGCCTCCCCGGCCTTGCAGTGGGCGGGGAGGCCAGCGGGGATGACCTGGTGGGCAGAGTACCGATGACCATAGAAAGGATGCGAGGCAAGTGGAGAGCTTGAGCTTCAAGGATATTATTCACAACGACATCAAGCAGACCTTCCTCAACCTGGAGGAATTCGGAGAGACCCACGAAGTGAACGGGACGCCGATGACGATCATCTTTGATGACATCGAGCACGTGGAGCGGGAGAAGCAGATGAAATCCACTATGGACGGCCTCTTTGTCCGCCAGTACTTCATGTACGTCGCAGCGGAGGACTTCGGCCCCCTCCCTGCCCAGGGCAAGCTGGTAACGGTTGACGGGAGGCGGTATGCGATAGTGGACGCCACCGATGAGAGCGGCATCTACGGCATCACACTGGAGGCGAACCGGAGCAGATGAGCATGAAGACTCGTATTCAGGACGGCATGATCCGCTTCGAGTTTGACGAAGCCGTCCTTCAGACCATCGAAAAGGCCCTGGGGGACATGAAGGGCCAAAGCAGGAAGGTGCTGAAGAACGCGGTCAACGCCACTGCGAAGCAGGCCCGCTCCGATCTGGCCGACAAGGCCAAAGAGGAATACATGGCGAAGAAGTCCGCGCTCAATTCATCCATGAAGCTGGGCCGGGCCACAGTCTCGAAGCCGGAGGCCACCATCACCGTCACCGGAGGGACGCTGGAGCTTAAGAAGTTCAAGGCGACCACCCCCAGAAGCGGCGCTACCCTCATGCGCGAGGGGGCCGCTTTGCATTGGCCCCTGCTGGCCCCTGTGCGGCCCCGTGTGGGCCTTTTGCGTCCGGGGGCATAAAGAGACACCCCCACCGCCCTATGGCCGTCTTTTTTCCAATGGAAAAAAGCCAGAGGGCAGCGAGGGCGGCAGACCGTGGGCAAGGGCAAAAAGAAGGAGCGGCCAGCGACCCCGTGTGGAGCCGTAGCCGCTCACCTGCTCCGCCCCTTCAATAGAGGCTGATCGTGAACCCGTTGCGCTTCAGATAGGCATCCGCCTGGGCTTCCTGGGTGAAGGTGCGGGACTTCTTCTTCTGGCGATCCCTGCCCAGCACCACCGTGTCCCCTATGCCCTTGATGACCCACTGGAGCTTCCCGTTCTTTTGCACCAGGTTGAAGTAGACCATCTCGCCCTTTGCATTCGCCAGCTTCGCCATTGTTCATGCCTCCTTACTCACAACGCCGTCACAATACAGACCACCGTCCCGCCTCGCATGGGCCATGCACCGAAGGAAGGTGTCCATCAAATCGGCGAAAGGCTCATCCTCCATGTAGTACTCCAGCTCGTCGGCATCATCCGGGCCGACGGAGAGGTCGCCGTATTCGATGTCGCCGTCTGCGACGCCCAGGGCCAGCCAGCCATTCAAAAAAGACTCGTTATTCACATTCCGTGCGATAAACTCCATCGCCTTCAGCATTTTAATGCGTTCGTTTGCGTTCATTTCAAAACCCTTTCCCGCCTGCCATCATCAGCGCCGGGAGGCGATCCCCGGTCGGACGGCCCAGGGTGGGCCGTTTCGGCTTAGTAGGTTTTATGGGCGCTGCGGGCCATTCCGTGGATCGCGGAGGCGATGCAGCCCTCGATGGTCGGCCCGTCTTCCCAGTGATTCGGGCCGACGAAGCGCCAGACCTTGGAGCCGTTCGGAATGACGCCCAGAACAGCTACCTTGCCATTCTCTTCATCCTGCAGGACTTCCACCGTGAAAGCCTCCTTTTCACCGATGTAGTCCAGGTACCCCCAGCCGATCCGGGCAACGCCCTTCGTAATGGAGCGGATGCCCCAAGACCAATTCGGATCTGCCTGCCGCTCATGGGCCACCGCCGCCTTGATGGTCTCCCGGTAACTCCGAATATCCAGAGTTTTCATTCCTTCCATGTTTCAGGCCTCCTCAGCTTTGAAGCACTCAGGGAATGCCAGGTAGATTTCACGGGCCACCATTTGAGCCTCCGTATACGCCCCGATGACCTTGTCGATCTCGGACACCGGCAGAGCGCCCCAGGAGGTAGTCTGGACGGTGATCCGCTGGACGGCTTCGCCGTAGCTTGCCCCCACATAGATCTCTGGGGAGTAGGAATCCCGGTTGATCGGATAGGCGGTGATGGACAGGCCACCCGGCATATAGGACGCATCCGAAACAGCGATTCGGTACCCGCCCAGCTCGTACAGCACCTGCATACCGGCCCCGGCCTGCCGCCGGTCGACCTCGTTCCACTTTTCGATGATTTTCATTTTCATTCCCTCCTTCAGATTGCATACCCAGCACACCGGGCGGTTTCCACGATGGCATTGTAGGTGCGCTTGCCGACGGTATCGTACCAGCGGTCTTTGTACTCCCGGCCATCCTTCTGGTAGCTGACGTGGCAGATGCCGGAGTTCCGGTTGACGAAGACCCGGACGGCGAAGGTTTCGAGGTAGGAGCCATGGAACGCCACCTCGACCTCCCTAGACCAGTCACGCTGGAGGATCACGCCGTTGCACTGCTGGATGGTCTCACTCTTGGATTCGACCTCGGAGAAGCCCTGGGCCTTGAGCATTTCGATCAGATTAGCTTTCATTTTCACTGCCTCCGTCCTTTAGGTTGAGTGTATATTACCACTCATACGAGTGGAATACAAGAGGCTAAACTATACAAATATCCACTCGAATGAGTGGTGAAGTTGACGAATTGACATTACCACGCAAGCGAAGTATAATAGCGGTACAATTCAAACGGAGGTGAGCGGCATGAGACGCATAACCATGCGGGAGGATTTGACCCCCATCGACAAAAAAAGCATAGAAAAGGGGATCACCAGGGCGGAGCTTTCCAGGCGCAGCGGCGTCCCGGTTCGGACGCTGGAGGGATGGTCGGCCAGGATTAGAACCAGCCCGAACGTCTACCAGCTCTACAAGGTGGCCCAGGTGCTGGAGTGCCACATCGAGGATCTAATCGAACCGGAGCTGGCGGAGAAAGAAAGCACCCCGGAGGAATGACCTCCAGGGCACGAAAGAGGCACCCGGCCAAACGACCAGGTGCCTCTGCTTTATGGATTACCAGGAATCGACCGGCTCCACCTTCGCCTTGGAGACCGGAGTCCTGACCGGCTCAGGGGAACTGCCGGGAGCGGGAACCGGAGCGCCATGCCAGTCGCATTTTTTACACCGCCGCAGGCCCCGTCGGAGCGCCTCACCCTCCCCAATGGGCACCACGTCCGGCAGGATCACGCTGCCGCAGGAATCCCCAAAGTGGTAGACCTCAGACCGGGGGCTGGCCCAGACAGTATCCGGCAGGAAAATTTCATGGGCAGCGTTCTCCTTGTATCCAGCCCGGAGCATTTCGGCCTGCTCATCCGTTCGGGTGATCTGGAACCGCTGCGCTGAGACAGAGTCAGAAAAGCCTGGGCCGGGAGATGGCTCACCCCGCTCCGGCTCCGGAGCCACCGGGGGCGGAGCTTCCCGGAGCCTCCGGTTTTCCTTGTCGGCGATATGACGGGCCTTCACGGTGACGTAGATCCCGCAGGCCAGGATGACAAGGCCCAGGGGAGCAAAGAGGAAGCAGAGGGCAAACCCGACCACAACAGTCAGAATGCCCAGCAGCCGGTAAAGCCCTGCCTCAGCGGGGGCTGGATTCCGGGCCGCTTCCGCGAATGCAGCCTGCCGTTCGGCCTTGGCTTCAGCAGCACGGGTGCGCTTGGCCTCCTTCGCCTTTTGCTTCTTCCCGCCGCCGGACTCCGTGACGTAGGAGATGCCGGTTCCCGGAACGGAGAGCGTGGTGCGAACCTTCCCGCTGGCGGTTTTTGTGATCCGCGCCCCCTTCCCGCCGAAGCTGGTGGAGACGCCAGACTTGCTGACAGTCACCCGGAACGGGCCGAGATTTTTTGACTTTCGGAACCGGAACCCCATGATCAGCACCCCTTATCCTTCAGAATTTTATGGAGCATTACCATAACAGATGATAAGCACTCATTTATGGGAATGTCAAGTAAAATACTGAAATAAGCAGTAAAAACCTGAAATAATGCGGTAACACCCTCCAGAAGCTATGGAGTATTTCCATAGCCCAGCTCGCAAAATATGCTAATTTTAAGTGAGTTATGGATTACTGCCATAGGAGGGCAACGCCATGCGGAAGTTCCAGTTTGAGGGCAAGAATAACGTCTCCGGCGACCGAATCAGGGAACTCCGGCTCAGAGCAAGACTATCCCAGGCCACCCTCGCAGCCAAGATGCAGACCGAGGGCGCACTCATTGAGCAGGACGCCATAAGCCGGATCGAGAGCGGCTCCAGACTGGTGACAGATTACGAGCTGCTGGTCTTGACCCGAATTTTCAGCGTATCCGCAGACTGGCTGATCGGGGCAGACAGGCAAGCGCCGCAGGGCTGA